GAAACTTTGCAGACATTGATAAGAAAGGTTGGGACATGCACGCAGCCTGGTGGACAATCCTTATGGAAAGAGACGTCCGCTGGCAACTGTGCGATAATCCGAACCCGATTTTTAAGCATGGTTTTGATGCGTGTTATGAGTCACTACTCATTTCCAAAGTGATCTTCAGTGATGGGACAGTCCTAGAGCAGAAAGAGCCAGGGATAGTTCGATCAGGTTCGATGATCACGTTGAGTGGTAATTCTCGCATGCAGGTCTTGTTGAAAATACTGTACGTGCAACAGAAGTATGGTGAATTCGACTTGGGACGAGACAAGATTTTTGCGATTGGAGACGACACACTGGAGAGGTTTCGACGGGAGGACTGTGAGCCATTTGTGGCTTGGCTGTTGCAAAACGGTTATGCTTGCAAAGAAGTTTCTTTTGGCCCACTCGCCGAGCGAGAATTTTGTTCACACAAATTTTTGCGTCACTCTTCTGGTGCGTACGTCCCGGTTCCAACGAACTGGAAGAAGCACGCGTTCGCGCTGTGCTTCAAGGAACAGTCGCATACGCAGTTTTTTGCGGATCAGTGTTTTTCACTCATGCTGGAGTATGCATTTGTTGACGAGAGGTTTGAGCAACTTCGAGAGGTAGTGGTGCGGCTGAAGCCAGAAAACGCGCTTTCACAGCGAGTTATTCAAAACTTCGTGCTGGGCTACGAGAGCTCGGATTCTTCTAAAGTTGCTCGCTTGTGCGAGGCCATTCCACCAGCCGCAAGGTTGGTAGGCATCGAAGAAAACCCTGGTCCTGTTTACATAAGATGTCCGATTAGAGATAACCGAGACTATGAGAACACGCGCATTTGTGCCGTTGTCCTCTGGTTTTGGTTGTTGTTTGTCGGCGTTCTCATGCTACAGGCTGACGAGCAAGCACGTGTTTCCGTGCAAATACGAGTTGAGGAGACGGCTTCTTACGCAGATCGAGCTATCAAGTTCATTGCATCCAATACAACTGCTCCGGCAGGACGATTTGTTGCGAACAAGATCAACGATTGGAATTTGAATCCGTTCAAACATTCACGAGAAAAGACAGTCAAAATCGAAGGAACAATGCCTCCAAAGAATGTGAGCAAAGCCTTGCGAGCTTCGGCCGCGAAGAAACTGGCAAATCAGAAATTGAAGCGTGTACTCAAGGTGGAACGTCAAGTGGCTGCTGCGATGAGCGGTGTGCCGAAACGTGCTGCCAAGAGGAAGATGAAGGCTGGTGGAAAGCGCTTGGCTTACTTAAGCGCAAACAAATTCAACATGGACAAAGCTGTTTTTGGTGGAAGGGATTTGGTCGAGAAGATCGTCCTCTCTGCCTCAGCTGGGAGCCAGACTGGCGCGGACATCGCTGGCACACTCCTCTACAGCACTTCCATTCGACCCTCGCAGATGATACCCAATGTCCGGCTGGCCCGCCTGATGTCGCTTTTCCAGAAATGGAAGCTGCTAAAGGCGCGCTTTGTTTTCAAGAGCGCTTTGCCGAGCGCCACGAACGCGGGCACGATGCTTTTCGTGCATGAACCAGACCCAAATGAAGGGTTGCCAACGCAGTACGCTGCACCAACGGCGGGTACGTTGAGCAACTATGACTCACACTCGATCAAAGCTCTTGTGCCAATGGCCAAGATCCCCGACGACTTCAAAGGTGAACGCAATGACCACATCGACCTTCAGCCTGCAAAGGCAGTTGGGCCGGGTGGTGGTTGGTTTGTCGTCGACCCGGAGAACGCAGCAACAGCGATCGAGAACTCGATGGGGCAATTTGCAATTTTTGTCCAGGATACTCACAACATCCTTGGCTCTTCCGGCACCTTGCCCACAGCCAAATATGAAATTGGCTCCCTTTTCTTTGAGTATGAAATTGAGGTGCAGACGGCTTCTGACAACAGCAACCTTGCTGGCGGCTACACTTCAGCCATTGCCAGTGTCGCGGCTGCTGGTGCATACAAAAACTCTGGCACTCAAGCGTCGGCTACGTTCAGCACGACAGCTGGCAACCCCTTTGGGGATGCTACGCTGACGAATTGGAGCTATGTTTCAGCTGATGGGCAGCAGATTTCGGGCGTGCAAATGAGAACGCAATATGATGGTACAAACACCTACTTTGGGTTTCCTGAGGCTGGTGTTTACCTCATGGAACTCATGCTCGTTGTCGGCTTCACAGCATCTGACATGGGCACCACAATTT